TTAGCGTGCGTGGGCGATGACGACTGCTGCGAAGATCTCAAAAATGAGAAAGCCGTCCGGAGGCAGCAAGAGCAGGCTGCCTCCCGGAGGTAAGAAGGGCCCGAACCGGAAGCTCTTCACCGAGTCGGACTGGGCGACGGTCAAGACGCAGCTGGCCGCAGGCGTCCCGCATGACCGAATCGCGTACATGTTGAACGTCAGCACTGAGCGGTTCCGCGACACGTTCTGGGATCTGCTCAAGGACGCGAAGCAAGTCGGCGGCAAGAAGCCTCTCCTCTTCACCGAGGAGAAGCGCGAGTTCGTTCGCCTCGCCGCGGCGATGGGCCGCACGCCGGCGCAGGTCGCGGAGTACTTCGGGCTCGCTGAGGAGACGGTGCGGATGCACTTCTCGCATGAGTGGCGCACCGCGGCGACCGACATGGTGGTGCGCGTCGGGACGGCCCTCTACCGCAAGGCGATGAGCGACACGCCCGGCGCCGTCGAAGCGGGCAAGTTCATCCTGTCGCGCCGCGGCGGCGCCGCGTGGGCCGACAAGCCGATGGAACTGAACGTCGGGATCAAGGTCGGCGCCGATGTCGACTTGTCGACGATGGACGACGCGAAGCTCGAGGCGCTGCGCGAACTCGCCGAGCAAGCGGTGCTCGCTGCGAAGGCAGACGAGAGCGAAGCGCAGGCGGTGCCGAGGATCACCGTCGACGAACCGAAACCAGAGAGCGCAGATGTCGAAGGCGAAGTGGGAGTCGTTCACGGACGAGGATCGCCGCAGGATGAAAGTCTTGGCGGGGAACCCGACGCGCCTGCTGGCAGCGTGTGAGACCGAGCAGTGCGGGCGTTCGTTCTTCGCCTTTGTTCGCCACGCGTGGCACGTCGTCGAGCCGACGCGGCCGTTCCTCGACGGGTGGGCCATCCGCTTGCTCACGCGCAAGGTGCAGGATCTGACGGAAGGCAAGCTGACGCGCGCAGTGTTCAACGTGCCGCCGGGCAGCGCGAAGCCGGTCGCCGAAGACGAGCCTGTGTGGACGACTCGTGGGCTTGTCCCGCTGCGCGATGTCTTGGTGGGCGACATGGTGTTGACGCACCGCGGCCGCTTCCGCCGAGTCGAGGCGGTGCATCAGCAAGGCCGCCTGCCCACGGTCAAGGTCAAGACGTGGCATGGTCGATCGGTACGAGCCGCCAAGGACCATCCCTTCCTGACCACGCGCGGATGGGTGCCCGCGGGAGAACTTCGGCCGAACGTGGACGTGGTGGCCGCAACTCCGGTCAGAGAGAAGGACGACTCTCTGAGCAACAGCGTCTCGCCAGAGGAGGCTCGATTCCTTGGCTACCTGATCGGCGACGGCTCTGTGATCTACAGTGCCAAGACGTTCACCAACAGCGAGGAAGAGGTGCTTGCGGATTTTGAGCGCTGCGCTCATGCGCTGGGCTTTGGGACTCGGCGCAATGCAAAGCACCGCAAGGACGCAACTCGAATACATCTGTCAGCGGACCACACCAGCAGGCTTCGCGACTACCTGCGGTGGAGAAACCTTGACGGCAAGAGCAGCTACGCGAAGCGCATCCCTCTTGCATTGATGGCCGCCTCAAGAGAGGCGGTGGCCAACTACCTAGGTGCGCACTGGACGTGCGATGGGTGGGTAGCGATCCGCCACACAGGCAAGAAGACAACCCACATCGCTTCGTTGTGTACGGTGTCCGAGGACCTGGCGAAGGACGTCCAGTGCCTGATGCTTCGTCTGGGGATCCACACTCGACTCCGTGCCAAGACAGTGAACCTCAAGACGAAGCGGCAAGGTGATCGCTACACGGCGTATTACGTTCAAGCTTCTGACCAGGACGCCGTCGCACGGATCGCCGCGCTCCCTGGACTGTGCACGAGAAAACGCATGCCGGCGACTCGGCGGCAGTTCGACCTCGTCAACTGGCCGGACGAAGTGACGGCGGTGGAGGAGGGCGGCGAGGCGATCTGCCGTTGCTTGACGGTGGAGGAAGACCAGAGCTTCGTGGCCGGGGGCCTGGCGGTGCACAACAGCCTCCTGCTGAACGTCTTCCTGCCGGCGTGGGAGTGGGGCCCGAACCGGCGGCCGGGAATGCGCTTCGTCTGCGCGAGCTATCACCCTGACTTGGCGGTACGCGACAACCGCAAGTGCCGCAACCTCATCACGAGCGACTGGTACCGCGCTCGGTGGGGCGATCGCTTCCGGCTGACCAGTGACCAGAACGAGAAGCGGCGATTCGACAACGACGCAACCGGGTTCAAGGTCGGGACGAGCGTCGGCGGGCTCGGCACCGGCGAGCGTGGGCACTACTTCCTGATCGACGACCCGCACAACCCGAAGGTCGTCGAGAGCGATATCGTTCGCGAGGAGACCGTGAAGTGGGGGACTGAGATCGTGCCGACGCGCCTCGTTGACATGACGACGAGCGTCATCGCGTGCATCGCGCAGCGCACGCACCATAAGGACCTTTGCGCGTACTACCTCGACCTCGGCTGGCCTTCGATCTGCCTGCCGATGGAGTTCGAGTTCGACCATCCGTACCGCTGCCCCGATGACCCGCGCACGCAGGACGGCGAGATTTTCAACCCGGACCTCTACCCGCGCCCCGTCCTCGACAAGCTGAAAGAGACGCTCGCTTCGCAGGGCGGAGACTACGCCGCGTCGGCGCAGTTGCAGCAGCGCCCAATCCCGCGCGGCGGCGGCATGTTCAAGCGTCAGTGGCTGCCGATCACCGACGACGTGCCGCCCAAGGGCATCGTGTGGGTGAGAGGATGGGACCTCGCCGGCAGCACCAAGAAGAAGAGTCCGTGGACCGTCGGCGTCAAGATGGGCAAGGAGCGCAGCGGCAAGCTCTGGATCAAGGACGTTGTGCGTGAGCGCCTCGAGCCTGAAGGCATGTACGGGCTCATCAAGACGGTTGCCAAGCAAGACGGGCACCGGTGCACGCAGGACCTGCCGCAGGACCCTGGGCAGGCAGGCAAGGCGCAAGTGCGGTCGATGGCTGCTCTTCTCGCCGGCTACGACTGCCGGTTCTCGACGGAGAGCGGCAGCAAGTGGACGCGCGCCATTCCTCTCGCGGCGCAAGCCGGCGCCGGCAACGTCGTTCTCTGCCGCGGCCCGTGGAACGACCAGTTCATCGCAGAGTTGACGATGGCGCGCCAGGGCGGAGGCGGCGGGCTGTTCACCGACCAACTCGATGCTTCCTCGCGTGCTCACGCACGGCTACTGTCCGCTCCTGTAGAGGACGTCGGCACTGTGCCGGCTGAACTCTACTAGCGCAGCAGTGCCTCCCTTCGCAGGTCTTTCGGGCATCGGAGTGTTCCCCGGCAAGACCGTCGCCGTCACGAAGCCGGTGGGAGAGTCGGGCGCGCCGATCGTCGGCGGCTACCTGGTGAGTGGCGAGAAGGACTCGCGCCTGCAGGGCAGGAACCGCTACATCACCTACGCCGACACGATCGCGAACGTCGACATCGTGACGGCCGGGCTCCGTTACTTCGGCGACCTGATCGGCAAGGTGTCGTGGAAGTGGCAGGCGGCGGACGACACTGCTCGCGCCGCCGAGCTGGCCGAGTGGATCGAGGAAGTCGTCAACGACATGGAAACACCGTGGCACCGCGTCATGCGGCGGGCCGCGATGTACAAGGCGTTCGGGTTCGCGATCGCGGCGTGGACGGCGAAGCGCAGGCCGGACGGGAGCATCGGGTTCGCCGACATCGAGCCGCGGCCGCAGAGCACGATCGAGCGGTGGGACGTCACGCCTACCGGCGAGCTGCTGGGCGTGACGCAGCTCTCGCAGTTGCACGGGCGGGAGATGTACATTCCTCGCGACCGGATGCTCTACATGGTCGACGACGCGCTCGACTCGTCGCCCGAAGGGTTCGGCCTGCTGCGCGGCGTGGTCAAGCACGCGACGGTGCTGCAAGCGTACGAGCTGCTCGAAGCGTTCTCGTTCGAGAGCGACCTGCGCGGCATGCCGTTGATTCGCGCGCCTCTCGCAGCGCTGAACACGGCGCTGCGATCGGCGGAGACGGGCGAGGTCGACCCGGTGCAGATCGAGGCGATGCTCCGGCCGCTGCGCGAGTTTCTCCAGAAGCACCGCCGCTCGCCGCAACTCGGTGTCATGCTCGACTCGTCGGTCTACCGGTCCACGGACGACGGGGCGACGCCGAGCGGCTCGAAGCAGTACGACCTCGAGATCCTCAAGGGCGACGCGTCTGGGCAACAGGAGATCGGCGCGGCGATCGAGCGGAAGATCCGCGGTATCGCGCGCATCCTCGGCGTCGAGTTCCTTTTGCTCGGCAGCGACTCGAAGGGGTCGCACGCACTGAGCGAGAGCAAGACGGAATCGTTCTCCCTGCTGGTCGACTCCACCCTGGTCGAGCTCGCGTCGGCCACGGCCAAGGACGTCGTCGGCTCTCTGTGGGCCTTGAACGGATTCGAGGACGAGCTGCGGCCGACGCCAACGCCCGACCGCGTGCAGTTCCGCACCATCGGGGAGATCACGGCCGCCATCAAGGACATGGCGATCGCCGGCGTCCCGCTCGATCCGGAGGACGACGCGGTCAACGAGCTGCGCGGGCTGCTCGGACTGAGCCGCGCCAAGGTCGACCGGATGCTCGAAGAGCGCGAGATGGCTCTTGCCCAGACGGCTGCTGCGGCGGCCGATGCGGCCGCGGACGGCGAAGAGCCTGATCCAGGCGAGCCAGAAGACGAACCAGAACCAGAGCCGGCAGCGAACGGCGACACCCGACGACGAGGCGGAAAACGATGAGCGTGACCAGCGAAGCAGTGAAGGCGATCTCTGCGGCGAGGACTGAGAGCGACCTCGAGGCCTTGGCGAAGGCCATGAAGCCGGAGGATCTCGAGGCCGTCCTGTTGGAACTGCGCACGCTCAAGGACGACGTGCACCGCAGGCTGCGCGTTCTCGTGCGCGTGCGCGACGACCGCGTCGAGCTGGAGAACCTGCGAAAGACGAACCCGCGGCTCGCGCAGCGGATCGAGAACGCAGGAAGCATCGATAGCCGCGCGGCGGTTGGCAACGTGGGCGGCACCAAGAAGTCGACGGAGGGCGGCCCGTGACGAACGCGCTCTACGGGCTTGCTCGCGAAGCGTTTCTCAACGCCGACATCGACTGGCTGGTCGACGACATCCGCGCGATCCTCGTCGACACCGGCGCGTACACCGTCTCGATCGACGTCCACGACTTCCTCGACGACGTGCCCGTGGGCTCGCGCATCGCGACGTCGACCGCGCTGACCGGCAAGACGTCGACGCTCGGCGTCGCGGACGCGAATGACGTGACGTTCCCGCTCGTCTCCGGAGTGACCATCGAGGCCATCATCCTCTACAAACACACCGGAGTGGAGGGGACGAGCAGGCTCATCGCCTACATAGATGTCGCGACGGGGCTGCCGACGCTGCCGAATGGGGCGGACATCGTCGTCGTGTGGGACAACGGCGCCTTGAAGATCCTGAAGCTCTAGGTCGATGACCCTCACCGATCCAGAACGCCGCGAGGTATGGGCGAAGCTGATGCGCGAGCGCGCATGCCCGGCGACGGTCGACAAGCCTGACTTCCGGGCCGCCGTCGACGCCGTCGATGCGTGGGCGGACGCCAACGCGGTATCGTTCAACTCGGCGCTGCCGCTGCCGTACCGCAACGCGGCCGACTCTGACCAGAAGGCGATCCTGATGGCCGGAGTCATGCTCCGCCGGGCAGGCGTTCTCTGATGTTGCAGTCCATCGACATCAACGTCATGTCGCACGAGCCGGGGAACCTCGGCGGCAGCTTCCCCTCGATCCTGTTCGCCGCAGGCGCCAGCTTTCCCGGATTCCCGGAGCGAGGTCTGGCGTTCGACGCGGCCCTCGACCAGTACACCTACTTCAAGCGCCGCATCGCCGGATACGGCACCGGCAACCTGACGCTCAACCTGCTCTGGTGGGCGGACTCGGCGAGCAGCGGCAACGTTCGGTGGTCCGGCGCACTCGCGGCGCTGACGCCAGGCGTCGACACGCAGGATGTCACGACGGACACGATGGCGACGGAGACCGTCGTCACGGCGGCACACCTTGGCACTGTTGGCCGACGCATGCACCTGACGTCGATCGTCTTGACCAACCTCGACTCGCTCGCGAACGGCGACCGGCTCTCTCTGCGCGTCGGGCGTCTCGGGTTCTCGGACGGCGCCGACACGATGGCCGGGCTCGCGGTCCTCTCCGGCCTCGAACTGACTTACAGCGACACCTGAGCCCGTGTCCCTGTTCTACGACTCGGACCCCGCGAACTACGTCGCGAGCGTGACGAGCGAGCCGAGCCTGGACGGGAACTACGCGGTGTCGCTCTGGTTCAACTCGGCGTTCACCGAGGAGAGCCTCTACTACACGCTGTTCAGCGTCGTCGGAACGACCGACTGGACCGACTACGACACGGTGTCGATCCACCCGGCAGGCGCGCTCTCGCTTTCCTCGTTCCGCAACTCGGTGCAGGTCGGCGCAGGCGGCACGATCCGCGTCGACGACGACCAGTGGCACCATCTAGGGTTCACGAAGACCGGGGCGGCCATCCGCATCTACCTCGACGGGCTGCTTGAGGTCAGCGCGAACCAGTTCGGGGCCGCGCTCAACGACACGTACAAGGTCGAGCTGGGCATCCTGAACACGTTCAACCCTGCGCTGGGGATGTTCGACTGCGTCAAGATCTGGAACCGCGAGGTAACGAAGGAGGAAGTGCTTCTCGAAGGTCGAGCGCGTCCGCCGCAGTTTGAAGTGCCGTACCACTGGCTCGACCCGGTGTACGGATCGGACGCCGGCGGAGCCGACCTCAACTACGGATCCGGCGGAACGACGTGGGTCTACTTCGGCGCGGTGCAGGTCGTGCTCGGCAGTCCTCCGTGCCTGGCGTACCCGCGATCGGCGCAGGGCGTGCCGATCGCCACGCGGCCGAACCTGAACCAGGTCTACCCGTTCTACAAGGAAGGCCTGCTAGGCGCCGACGTCGATTGGGCGGTCGACAGGATGAAGGCCGTAGCGATCGGAGAGGGATACGTGCTGGACGTCGCCAGCGATCCAGGCGACCAGTTCCTTTCGGACGTTCCCGCCGGACTGCGCATGCAGACGAGCGACGTCCTCACGAGCAAGACGACGACGCTCGGCGTCGCCGGCGCGGCGAGCGTCACCTTCCGCAACGTCAACCGCAAGATCGACGCGGTGGTCGTCTACATCGAGGGCGACACCGATGCCGCGTCGCGCCTTGTCGCCTACATCAACACCGCGACGCACCTGCCGGTTCACCCGTACGGGACGGACGCGGTCGTTTCCTGGCCGGCAGGTATCTTCCGAGTCTGACCAATGGCAATCACCAACATCGACGGATTGATCTCCGGCACGCGCGCGTTCCAGTCCCTTCTCAAGGCGAGCGCGACCGCGGAGGGCGCCGGAACGTGGCACTCGCTATGGAAGGTCGCTGGCATGCCGCCGGCGGGATCGAACCCGCCGCTGTTCTCCGCCGGCTCGGGCTACGTGCCGACGAACGGGACGACGGGCTGCGTCCCGTTCACGAACCCAGCCGGTGGCGCGTTCTCGTACCTGATGCGCGCGATCGCCGCGGGCGCGACCGTCGGAACCCTGCTGGTCTTCGACAGGATCTGGCACTGCTCCGGCTTCGGCACGGTATCCACGTCGCTGCAATCGATCACGACGCCGGGCACGGTATCGCGCGACGCGGGCGGCGGCAGCACGGGGGCAGGCGTCGAGCTGTGGCTCGAGGTCTACACCGCGCCGGGCGCGACGGCCGCGAACTGGACGATCACCTACTGCGTCGACTCAGACACCGAGTGCCTGACTCGACGAGGATGGATGCGCCGTTCCGACCTTCGTGAGGACGACGAGATTCTCGCGTGGAATCCGGAGACGCAGCGGACCCGCTGGGAGCGGCCGAGTGAAGTCTTCGTCAGGGCGGACTACCAAGGGGACGTCTTCGTCTTCCCCGGCCTTGGAGGGCTCATCACCACCCCGGATCACCGCTGGCCTGTTCGCCTTCGTCGAGGGGCGTCCGGCGATCGGATTCGCGTGCGGACGAGCGAGACTCTCGGGACGGACGACTTCCTGCTTCGCGGGGCACCGCATGACGCTCCTGAGAAGGAGACGTATCCGGATGCCTTCGTTCGCCTCGTAGCGTGGTATTTCACGGAAGGCAGCCTGCGACGGGAAGGTCAAGGGATATCGCTCTGCCAGTCGCAGACGGCCAACTCGGACTACGTCGATGCGATCCGCGGGGATCTCGTGGGCGCAGGGGCGAAGGACAGCTCCGGCGTCGCCCTGGTCGGCAATCAGCACACGGGAAGAGAGCGTCGGGTCGGTCTCTGGTACCGGGAAAACTCAGGGATCGGCGCTGCTCGTGCGGACCAGGTTGTCCGTTGGACGGTCACCGGAACGTTGGTGGATGACGTGATCGCGTGCTGCCCTGGCAAGGCGAAGGTTCCGACGATGGCCTTCCTTACGTCCCTGACGGACCGGCAACTCGCGATGTTCGTCGACACCTGCCTCCAGGGTGACGGCACTCCGTCGCGAGGCATGTTCTACCAGCACGATCGTGAGCGCATGGACGCATTCATGGTGGCGGCGGTGCTCGCTGGTTGGGCGCCTAGCGTAGACCGCAGCGGAACGGCGTGCGCGCTGCGTCTCAAGCAGGGTCGAGGGAAAGGGAGGTCGAGCATTGGGCATCTCCGCCGCACACGTCTTTGGTATAGGGGCGAGGTCTGGTGCCCGGTGACGCAGTCCGGGCATTGGGTAGCGCGACGCAACGGCAAGGTGTTCATCACCGGCAACACCGACGAGCTGGGCAACGGGGCGCAGACCGCGGTCTACGCGCACCCGGCGAACGCTGAGACGATCGGGCAGACGATGCCCGTCGCGCTTGCTGCCGGCGACTTCGGCGTGCGCGCGGTTGCGTCGTTCCAGGCGTCGGGCACGTCGGGCACAGCGGGCGACATCGGGATCACGCTGCGAAGGCGCCTCGCCATGATCCCG